GCCTTAGTAACATTGCTGTCTGCAATAAGAGAGGTGGTGATATTGGCCGCAGCAATTTTGGCAGTGGTTACGTTACTGTCTGCAATTTTGGCGGTGGTTACCGCGCTAGCAGCAAGCTTGCCGGTGCCAACCCCCAAGTCTTTTACAATGATTGCGCCACTAGATAGCTGTGTCGTAGAATCATCTACAGCGTCTGAAGCAAACGTAGCTGCATTAGCTATGTTGTTTAACTTATCCGATGTGACCTGATCGCCGTCAGCAAATGTATTCCCAGTTGTTAGTATAGCCATTATTCTGCCTTTTGTAAACTTCTAAATGTTGTGGCCCCTGCGACTTTCAAGGCCCTGAGCTTGGGACGACCTTTAGTCGTAGTCATCTTAAATTGCAATCCGTAAGCTCTCCTGTTTCCAAATCTGCCTCTAAGTGATACATCTTCAGCTATTGGTATTTCCACACCATTAATGTCTGAAATAGAACCGAGATCTATTATATCATCAATGTTCTCAGTTATTGCCTCTAAATTTCCATCAGAGATGTTATTCTGGCTAGACTCCAAGTGAACTTCAAAGTTGTTCCATTTCTTGCGGTCTATTGTATTAAGAGTAAACATCCTAGAAACGACAGAACTGACTACATTTGATTGAACTTGAGGCTGTCCAATTTGAACAACGTAGCGATCTATGTCATCGTTTCTATATTCAATCCTATGAACGCCCCCAAACCGGTTTATAGCATACACCCCGCGCACATTATCTCTTCCTCCTACTACTAGGTGAGTAAATTCCCAAGCTGGGTCCTCTATGGAATCTACCGACTCCCATTGCTGATTTACAAAATTATAAATGAGCAAAGCGTTGTTCGTGGATGAATCATCCAGTGGAACGGCAAGGTAATATCTGTTGTCAAAATAGACAGACTTTGCCTTGTGGGAATATTGCTTGTTTATCCGCTGAATCGTTCCTTCGATGGAAGCTGAAAGCGGAATGTCCTTTCCTCTCAAGTTGTACAGGTCTTGGAAATTTAGGCCATACACCCCGTTGTCCGACAGGAAAAGCATGGTGTCAGCAACCTGAACAATAGTATCCCTAGACACGCACCCTATCTCCCCGGTAATCAGTTTAGATGTGGCATCAGTCAAGTTAAAACTATTGGCTACAAGGTGTATGCTGTTCCTATTGAAAACGATAAGCTGGTCGTCGGAGAACGAGTGAAAACCAACAATGAAGTCGGACTTGCCAGCATTAAACCTAAACTGACCATAGATGCGATCATAGGTATCTGCATCCAAAATGTCCGAGAAAATCGCCTCATCAACTATTCCGCGAGAATTTATAGTTGCACTTCCGCTAGTTCCGATTACATCAAATTCATACGGAACAACCAGTCTGCGTTGGTGGTACACGCCAAACTGAGGGGCTGGAGAGTGAATGAATCCAGCACCAACCGAAGGAACGGCTGAGAATATTGGATTGGCCACCAAGCTTTCTCCGTCAGTAACATGACTGTCTAGTCCTTCTGGCTCTATGATAAATGAAAATCCCTCAGCCACTCTAACAGTTTCATCTCCAGTTATTGTGGTAGATGGGTTTTGGGAAACATGAACAGTAAACTGTGTTGAACTAATAATCTCCGTTACAAACCTGTTTCCATCAATCTTGGTATCGCTAAATCCAGCAATGGCGATTGGGTCCGTCAAATTCAACCCATGATCTGTAGAAGTGGTAATAGTAACTTTATACATTCCATTGTAATCGCCTCCGGTTACCGCAGACGCTGATGCAGCAGAAATGGAAACCAAGGACCCTTGGCTGTATGTCTTATATACAGTGAAATTTGCATTCTGTTTTAGCCCAGATGTCTGAGCAGAAGTAGAAGGATCTACCACAAACAAATTGTTTCCTTCTATTAAATTATGCTCGGCAATTACAGAAGCTACGCTGTCCGTTATCTTGAACTCGCCGTCAGATGTTACATAGTGAACAGGCTGATCGTAATCGCCATTGGCCACTAAAGTAAATTGCAAGCTGCCACCAACATCGCCATCCCACTCAAGAGCTATTTGCCCTTTTCTAAATATGTAAAGCTTGTTAAAAACTTGGATCATGGTAGACCCTTCGGGAACGCTCTCGCCAGCAGGGTAAGCCAAAGCGATTGTAGTCTGGTCAGATGTCTTAACAAGAGCAGCACTGTTTGTAGCCGCACAAGCTATGTAAGATAAAGAGTCGTTGTTAGGGTCTGAATACTCGCAAGACGCCTCAATGTTACTTGTGGCAGTGTCTTTAATCTTCATCCCCGTAACAGTCATTGTTCCGGTAGGAGCGGAATCTAGTGAAGACACTGTGTAGCTAATTGAGTCGGCATCAATGACATTGGCAGCAAAATTGCCGTTGGGGTTAATGATACCAGTGTATGAAAGTCCACTGATATTAACGCCAGTGCCGTCAATAATCCCATGACTGGATGAAAAATTAACAGTGATAACATCACCTATACGGGTGTAGTAACTTACGGAGGGAATGGACTCGTACAGGTAGAAAGGAACAGTGAATACGGCGGCAGGGAATGGAGCGGCAAAAAGCTCAATACCTTTTCTTGGTTGCCACTGGCCGTTCAGGTCCATCCTGCCATTATTAGATTCATTCAAGATCCCTGGACTCAGTTGATCTGGCCGCACCTTGTTGTTGAATCCAACAAATCCCGAATCCAACTCCTCTGAGATTTGATCGTCTAAAGCTCCGTATCTGTCGTATCTTGCCATTAGCAGTTCCAAGCCCTACGGCTCCAATAGTTAGCTGATAGTTTATTGCTCTTTCCCTTAATGCCGCCTGACCTTGCGCAATAGGACTTCTTCCTAGCCGGGTTGCTCTTCTTGATGCTCATATTGGCATCGCCAAAACGCACTATCTTTTCCTTGCCGCCCTGACAGGCCTTCACAACAAACTTCTTGCCCCCAGACACTTGTCTCTGGGGCTTGTTGCATTGCATATTTTTCTTATTTATTGCCACGTCTTACACTATTTCTTTCCTTTGCGACCCTTACCGTAGCCACCACATGATTTGCGTTTTCCGTACATATTTATACTTTCTATTTAACTTGTGAGCTTCCAAAGTAAAAACCTAGTAGGGCCAACATTCCCTGCCTCACTTCAGGCAACAATACAAACCCTTCTAAATGTTTCCACTTGTCTGCTCCTATTCCTAAAAATTTAAATATACCCGATTTCTCTGACTCGATAGTTACTGGTATGTCGAAGAAAGCCATAATGAAGGGAGCAAATACCACTGAAAAGAGAATGCAAATTGCAATGAAACGTCTGATCCATGCCCCGCTTTCTCCACTTCTTTGTGCTGCTTTATCTGCTGAATCATCTGCTACTCCTTGTCTCTTAATCATGGACTGAATGGCATTTGCTTGGATGTTCATTTGGGCTGAGATAAGTTTCATTACAAATCCCGTGACACCACCTCCAAGCATTGCCACTAGCTCGCCGTTCATTTCTTCTTTATATCCTTTATGATTTTTACAATAGAAAGACCCATAAACACTATAGTGAACACAGATGCTATCACAGATAACACTTGATTTGTTCCTGCTAGAGCCAAGCCAGTGCCTGATCCTAGAACTCCTATAGCTGATCTTTCTACCACTTCCTTCACTGATCGTATTTTAAAGCGTACTCCTTCATCTTGTTAATTGAAAGCTGTCTGCGATCTAACTTTCTCACAAGTTCCTGCCTGTTTTGAATGTTAAAACATTTTTCGTTAAAAAATATGTAGTCTTTGAATGCCTCGTAATCCCACTCGTTTTGGTCGCATATAGATCCTAGCACTCTTTGGTAGTCATATAGCCCAAGAAATCTATCCCCATTAGAGCCACCTATTCTAGCTACGCCTCTCATGATTGGACAATGATTAGACGCCCTTGCTCGTCTCTATATGTTTTTATGGTGATGTCGCGTTCAGGTATTTCTGGCCTGATTTCACTTACTGCATTACTCCTTACCGCTGCCCCTTTCAGACTGCTTGGAGCGGCTGGAGGGAAAGTGCCAATGCTTACTATGTTAGTAAAACCACTCTCGCCAAATTGATTCCAAGCTCTCACTTTATATGATAGGGTTGCACCGATAGGGATGACGCCATCAACAAAAGCAGCATCGTTTGCATTTGTGGCTCCTATCAATAGCCATTCTCCACCGTTCTGCTGTCTCCAAATCTCAAAGCCATCCTCGTTGTCCGAGTTGTCCTGCCATTCCAAACGCAGGTCTGCGGCGCTTAGGACAGTACCAAGAAATGCTAATGATAGGAGTAGGATTTTCATGGCGCTACGCTGTTCCTCCATCTGTTATTGTCCAACCAGTAGAAACTAAAGAAGCTCTTGCAGTTGCTGCTGCGCTGGCAGCGGTGTACTTCGATGGACCGAAATGGGCGTTAATGTTTGTAGCATATCCTGTTTGCGCTTCCCAGTTCACTAGCAACTCATCGTAAGCGGTTGTTGATATACCACCGGTATTATCTAGGCCTTCGTGAAACCCGCCGACATGTATAGTCCCAAAAAGTAATTGATATTGCAAAGAAGTGATGTCGAAATCCTCTAAACCCGTTATCGTGAGTTGAGCGGTGCCTCCGCCCATTCCATAGAACATTCTCCTCATATAACGAAGATTACTGGTAACGAACGAGGATAAATCAAGCGATGTTAATGAGGAACAATTATCAAACATAAAATTCATTCCATCAACAACACTGCTAACGTCGAATGACGATAAATCAATCGACGTTAATGATGTGCAATCACGAACAAAGTTATTTAAATTCGTAACATTACTCGTGTCGAAGCTGCTCAGGTCTAAAGATGTGAGAGATGAGCAGCTTGCGAACATCGAAAGCATATTGGTTACGTTACTAGTGTCGAATCCCGATACGTCGATGGATGTTAATGACGAACAACCATAAAACATATTACTAGTAGAGCTTATGCCACTGGTATCAAGCGAGGATAAATCAATCGACGTTAATGATGTGCAGTTTGTAAACATGCTTGTCATCGTGGTAACACTACTGGTGTCACAATCCCCGGCCGTAAAGGATGTCATATTGCTACAACCCCAGAACCCGTTGCTTAATCTAACCCAGCCAACGCTTCCCAGATTCGTTACACTCTTAATCTTCAACCTGTCGGTAGAAAGCGAGGTATCTATATTTGGAAAAGTTCCGCTAATGCTTATATCATGATCTCCAGCTGTTGCGTAAGTGTGCGTCAAGTCAGCATCATTGTATGCAGTAATGGTTGATGTACTTCCATCACCCCAATCCACTGTCGCGTTGAAAGTTCCCGTGTTTTGACACGTTATGGCAAACGTCTCGTTGGACGTTGTTGTTGCCACCGTAAACTCAAAGTTGTCGTTGGGGCCAGAGGCCGCAGCAGCAGGCTTCAAACTGGACTTCCAACGCAACATTACAGCAATTCAAACTCGCTATGAAATGTAACAGTAAGATCGCCAGCCTCCACTTTAGCTAACGCATTAGACTCTGCATCAAAACAGTTTTTAATATGAGTGCTAACCAAGGCGACCATTTCGTTCCACTCATCTAGTGAGTTTTGTCGGAACGCTTTCTGCCAAACCTCCTCTGTTAGTTGGATCTCGTTGCCATCCTCGTCGAAGTCAGTCCAAGTGATCTGCACCTTCTTATCCATCTTCCAATTAGAATAGCCTACAGATACAGGATTGGCTATCAACATTGTTAAGACCGAGGTCATCTTCTGCTGGCTGTTGCTATCTGTAGCTATACGCCACAAGTCAAAATTGCTATCTAGCCACTCAACGCCGCCTTGCTCTTTCTTCCAGCGATCCGCTGTAATCTTGGACTGGAGTCTGCTTTTGGCAGCCTCATAGCTAAAATCTACAACCTCCCAAGTTTGAACCCATCCATCTGCTCTTTGTTCAAATACTGGATTTAGGTTTTGAAGAGTAGCATTGTAGGATGGCTTAGAATCTACGGTGTAATTATAGCAATCAAAATCTGCAAGTACAGTTGCAGTTAGTAAGTTCGGAAACAATGTGTCGGGATTGTCCCGCTTTAATCGAGCCTCACTATATTTCCTAGGTACGCCGTCTGTGATCTTCAGTATGTTCATTATGATGCTACTCCTGACTCCATTCCGTATAATACGCTATTGGCTTTCCAAAGAACAATAATGCTATTGTTGGTAGTGTCTATTGTTGGTGCAGAACCTCCAACCCACTTAGTTGTAGGCCAACCAGAAATTGTGTAAGAGCTTCCTCCTGTGCCAAACACTATAGTTATTGACTCTCCGTTTGCCAAAGAATCCGTAACGGAAGTTACGTTGCCAGTTAAAGTGAGGACCTGTATCGTTCCGTTTGCTGGATCTAAGGTTAGAGATCCCGTTACGGCGGAGTCAATGTGAACATCTTCTACAATTTCTCCGCTAATAGTAATGGACCCAACAGTGATGGCATTAGTCGTCGTTGCTCCACGTCCTGTTACGCTGTTCAGCGTATCAGACTCGGCAGTGAGGTACGTCCCCAAATCGGAGATGTCGCTCTCCGTAATTGGGTCTACCGTAATGACCTGCCCAGCAATGCTAATATAGGTTCCGGTCCCTGATAGAGTTACGTCTGTACTGTTGTCTGTCCCAGCCGCATCGACGCCTAATGTGGTCCTTGCCGTAGCTGCGTCAGCATCGTCAACCAGACTAGCCCCAAACGTGCTTATCGTTGTGCTGGCTGGCAGAGATAGCGTTTTGATGTCGGCATCTACCTCCGAATCCATTAGAGCCCCAGCTGCCTCTACGCTTGCCGCGTTGGTTACGTCGGCTCCAATTTCAATCCCGTCTAGCTTTGACTCGTCGTCGT